GCCGGTCTCCACGGTGCCCGGGTAGTTGGTCATGATGTCCGGCCGGGTGGTGCCGTCGGACAGCGGGCGGTCGGTCCAGGTGGTGTCCCGGGCGCCGGTGCCGTCCAGGTAGCCGACCTTCAGGTCTGCCGCGCGGTACGCCTGGGTGACGCCCGGGGTCTGCGGCCAGCCCAGCATCTGGGTGTCGATGGTGCCGGAGACCAGGGTGCTGGTCGGCGTGTAGGTGGATGAAGTGCCGTTGGTGCCGGAGGTGTCGGGCGGGGTGGCCGCAGGCGCGGCCGGGACCGTGGCGCCACCGTAGCCCTGGCCAGCCGGAGTGGACGTCTCGGTGTTGCTGGCCTGGTTCTGGGTGCCCGAGGAAGCAGCTCCGGGGTTGCCGGACACGCCCTCGGTGTCGATCGGGTTACCCGCGTATCCGGGCGGAGTGGTCATGCTGCTGCTCCCTCGGGGCTCTCAGTGCTACTTCTTCGGGTCGGTCGCCGCCGTCTTGCGGGCGGCGGTCTTCTTGGCCGGGGCCGCCTTGGTCTCGGTCTCGACCGGAGCGCCCTCGGCCGCCGCCTCGGCGACGACCTCCTCCACGACCTCCGGAGAGACCTCGCCCTCGGGCTCGGACTCCTCGGCTACCGGCTCGGCCGGGGCCTGCTCCTCGGTCGGGCTGGTGAAGGTCTCCGGGACGCCGGTGGTGTCGTTCTGGACCACGGCGCCCTGGTGCACGGCCAGGCCGTCCAGCTCCACGGTCTGCTGGGTCACGCCCTCGAAGATGGCCGCGACGCCCTCCAGGCGCGCGTGCCGACCCCCACCGGTCCCGGAGGTCTCCAGGGTGCCCGTGACGGCCGTGGGGTCCGGGACGTGGTCCGGGGACTCGCTGTACGGCTTCGGGGCCGCAGGAGTGGCCTCCTGCGGCTCCTCGGGGGTGTTCTGCTGCTCGCTCACGTAACCTCTCTCAGCTCAGCGCGTTCTTGCGCGAGTCCACGATCACCCGGTTCCAGAGGACCCGCTTCTCCAGCGTGTCCTTGGTGATCAGGTGCTCGGGGACATACTGCGACGCGAGGCCCTTGTGGCGGGAGCAAAGCGGCGGCTCTTCGTCCTTCTTGGTCTCCGGGACGGCCGTGGGCTCGCCGCAGGTGCCGGTACCCCGCGAGTCCGGGCCGATGCAGAAGACGGCGACGGAGTCTCGGTTGGTCGGACGGTCGATCATCGACTCGGCCTGCTCCTGGGCGCCGCGCTGGCGCTTCTGGAAGGCCGCCACCTGCTTGCTGAGCGCGTCGACCACGTCCGTGTCGGACTCGTCCTCGATCAGGGCGATGACGCCCCGCGCCAGAGCGCGCTGGAACGCCGGGGCGCTGACGACCTCACCGGGGACGTACTGGACGTCGTTCCCCTCCGGGTCGTTGGCGGCTCCCCACTCGACCGAGACCGAGCCCTTGACGTCCGCGCTGAGGACGGTGACGCCGTCCATCAGGTTCCGAGCAACAACCGTTCCGCCGACGGGCATGTCCGTCTCCTCTGCATGAAGTACTGCTGTCACCCCTTACGGGGCCTTGGAAGCACTTCAACAGGAAAAGGGCCGGGAGTCGTAGCTCCCGGCCCTTCTTCGAGACGACGTCCCACTAGGCCCGCCCCACACGCTGACCAACGGCATCTCGGTCTTGCACAACGGCGAAGCGGGTCACGGGGGACCGCTGTCGCGGAGTACCCGCTCCGCCGTAAGAAGACGATGCCAGAGCAACCTTGACTCTGTCAACCCTTGCTGATCAACTGGGGCCATGACCAACGAACTGAAGCTCTACGGGGTTGCAGAGCTGGCGGCTCGATGGAAGGTCACCCGTCAGCGCGCCTCCCAGATCACCTCCGACAACGTCCACAAGGGGCGGATGGCCCCGCCGATCGAGCTGAAATGCGGCCGGATCTGGACTGAGGATCAGATTCTGGAATTCGAGAAGAACTGGGAGAGAAAGAGCGGCCGAAAAGTCGGATACCGCGTCAGCAAATAAAGCACGAAGGCCCCCTCCGCAGAGGGGGCCGTCGTCGTTCTGGAGGAGCAGAGTTGTTGGTCGTCAGACCTCGTCAGACCATCAGCTCTTGGTGATGGTGGCGATGCCCCTGGCGTTCAGGATGGCCATGCTGACCATCTCGTCGAACACCCAGCCCTTCCAGAACGCCTCCACCATGTGGTTCTCCTCGACGTCGAGCGAGTAGAGAACCGGGAAGACGCCGAGGAAGTTCGGCTCCGGGGTCAGGAACACCTTGCCCTGGGGCACGATGATGGACCGCTGGATCTGGAACTCGCCGAAGCTGGTGATGGTCTCACCTGCGACGACGCGGTCCTTGAACGACCAGCCCGTCTGGTTGATGTCCCAGCGGTAAAGGTCGCGGAAGTCGAACGGGTTGATGAGGATGCGCGCGCTCTGAAGCTCGTGCATGTCCGTCATCGCGACGGCCGAGTACAGCGAACCGGGGGTCAGGTAACCCGACGCCTCGGTGATGTTGTGGTTCGGCGTGACCGTGTGGTCCGGACGGGTCGAGTAGTCCGTCAGCGCGGCCTGGAGAAGTACCAGAAGACGCGAGTCCTCCTGCTTCAGAATGGCCTGCTTGGTCTCGTCCTGGGCCTGCTCCACCGCGTTGATGCGGAGGTAGAACAGGTCCTCCTTGCGGATGGCCGGACGCGAGGCGATGCGGAAGAACCGCACCGGAACTCGCTTGCCCTCGAACGGGGTCACGCGGACCTCGCCCTCGGTGCCGGACATGATGTACGCCTGGCCCAGGTCGTCCCAGACGTCGTACTCGACCGGGGTGCCCGGGGTGACCGGGTCCTCGACCAAGACATTGCGGGTGATGCCCTGGTAGCGGAGCTTGAGCTGGATGGGGCCGACCATGCCGACGCCCAGACGGCGGATGCCGCCGACCTCGTCGGAGAGGATCAGGGCCATCTTCTTGACCTTCGCCTCGTGGGTGAGCGGCGCGGCGCTCTCCCGACGGGCGACGATGGACGACACGTAGTCGTCGGACTTCTTGGCGACACGGCCCCGGAGACCGGAGGTGGCGGCGAGAGTCTGCGTCATGTCAGGTCACTCCCCTCAGTACTTCTGGCGAAGGCCACCGATGGTGATCTTCGTCGCGGAGTTGACCTTGATGAGACGGGCGACCGGCTGGGCCGACGCGCCGGAGGTACCGGCCGGGACGAGCTTGCCCCGGTTGGCGCCAGCGGTCTGGGCGTAGACCAGGGTCTCGGTGCCGTCGCCGACCTCGGTCCAGGTGGCCGTGGTGTCGAACGCCGGGGCGAGGATCTCGAACTCGGCGTCCGGGCCCAGGACCCAGACGGAGAACGCGTTGATGCCCGCGTCCAGCGGCTCGTCGATGCCGTCGCCGCCGACGTACAGGGCGGAGAAGCCGTAGGGGACGCCGGTGGCGTTGATCAGGGTGACGTTCTCACCGGCGGTCTTCATCATGACCATGCCGGGCCAGAACGCCACGCTGCGGTCCCACGCCGGGTCCAGGAAGCACGCCTTGGGGGTCGCCTGGGTCCAGCCGTAAAGCGGACGGATCGTGCGCTTGAGGTACGACGTCGCCATACGAGTGCGGATCACAGTCACCCCTCCTTTCTCGCTCTATCGGACTACATGTGGACCGTCGCCCGATAGCGAGTCCGGTCCCTCACCCCTTAGGTGCGCTCACAGTGGATCAGACAGCAAACCTGCTCCGGAAAACCCGTGAGCCCCTCTCCTGCGGAGGCGGAGAGGGGCTCGTAGGGCCCATGTACAAGGCGTTCAGCACACTACATGAACAGGGACTCGGCATCCTCGTCCACGGCGCCCACAGCGCCCGCCACGGAGGTGATCGGGGCGGGCTGGGTCACCAGCGACGGGGTGGTCCGGCGGACACCGGAGGCGGCACGCGGGACCAGGTTCTGGGGCCGGGCCTTGACCGAGGCGGCCTTGGTGACGGCGGACAGGGTCTCGATCTGGGCCCGCAGGGCCTCGTCCGAGAGGTTGGCGTTCGCCTCGATGCTGGCGGCCACGGCCAGGTCGTCACCAGCCGCGATCCCGGCCGCGATCTGGAGGCGGGCCAGCCGCAGGGAGGCCACGAAGCGGTTGCGGGAGGCGAGCTGGCTCATCTCACCGTCGCGGGGCGGGGTGGTGCCCTGCTGCTGCGAGGGACCGAAGGCCGGGTTCAGCGGGAAGGCCGTCTCCGGGTTCATCGGGTCGCCCACGCGGACGTCGGTCTCGATCCGGGTGGTCTCCGGCGGGGTGTGGGTCTCGGTGCCGGACACCGGGGCCTGGACGTCCAGGAGGTTGTTGAACGGCGCGGTCGGCAGGGTCGCGCCCGGGTCCATCGGGGTGGCGGTGGTCTCGGCGGCCACGCCCTGGTTGGCGCCGGGGGTCTCGCCGATGGCGTTCGGGTTGTCGTAGGCGGCGGGGGTCATCGCCTGCTCGGTCGACTCCACGGCGGGCTGGGACGGGGGCGCCGGGACCGGCTGGGCCGGGTTGTCGATGTCGGCCTGACGGCGGATCGCCTCCAGCTCCTTGGAGACACCGGCCAGCTTGGCCACGTAGGCGAGCTGGAGCCGCAGCACCTGGTTCTCGTGGGTGAGGCTGGCCAGCTTGGCGTTCTGGGCCACCAGCACCTTCTGCTGGGACGCCATGGCCTGCATCAGCGGGCGGTTGCCCGAGGGGGCCTTGTTCGGCATGAGATGTACTTCCTCTGGATTCGGGCCTGCTGACGCAAGCTGGGTAGTCCTCACCCCTTACGGGGCCTGGTTCAGGAGGCGACAGGAAGAGCGTCTTCCCGGGCCCAGATGGTGCCCTGGTAGGCGCACACGTTCCGGTAGTCCGAGACGTAGTGGTCGGTCTCGCTCGGGTCCACCAGGGCCAGGTTTTGGTTCACGAAGCGGTGACCATCCACCACGATGACCCGGCCGGGCTCGACCTCGGTCACTTCGGGAAGCTCGATCTTCATCCGTCTGTCCTCACATCATCTGGGGCTGCTGCATCGCCTGGGGTACGGCCATGGGCACCTGCCCCTGCTCCTCCGCCGGGCTGACCAGGAGGGCCTGGCCGCAGTTGGGGCACACGTCCCCGGCCGCAACGCCG